GGATGGATCCCGCGAGATCGCTTCGACAGCGTGAACTCCGAGTATCAGAAGCTGAAGACAGCGGAAGAGGCTCGGCAGGCGAAAGAGGCGAAGGAGCGGGGCGACTTCGAGACGCTCCACAAGCAGGAGCAGGAGAAGACGGCAGCGGCCGAAGCGAAGGCGACACGGATCGCTCGTCGGGGCGCGTTCATCTCTCGGGCAGCCGGGAAGGTGACGGACGCCGATGCGGCCTTCAAGCTCGCCGACGCGGACGGGATGCTCAGCGATCTCGAAGTCGATGACGACGGGAACGCTGACCCGAAGAAGGTCGACAAGATCGTCGACAGCCTGATCGAGAAGTACGAGTTCCTGAAGGGCACTGGCAACCAGCGTTCCTTCGGAGATCCGGCAGGTGGCAACGGCGGGACACCACCTGACACGTCGAAGATGGACGCCCGAGATATGCTCCGGGCAGGCTACGCCGACAGCGCTCGGCGACGATAGCTCGGGGCCCTGTAGCTCAGGAGCTTCCGAATGGCAGTCACACTCGCACAGGCAGCCGTCGCTTCGACGAATATGCTGCAGCGCGGAGTCATTCAGGTCTTCATCGACGAGAGCCCGGTCCTTGACCGCCTTCCGTTCATGGAGATCGAAGGCAACGCCTACCAGTACATGAAGGAGAGCGCCCTTCCGGGCATCGCCTTCCGTGCCGTCAACGCGGCCTACACCGAGTCGACGGGCGCTGTCGTGAACGCGACGGTCGGCCTGAAGATCTTCGGCGGCGACGCCGACGTCGATCGGTTCATCGCTCGCACCCTGTCGAACCTTGCCGATCAGCGGGCCCTTCAGACACGCCTGAAGGCGAAGGCTGCGGCGATGTTCTTCACGCAGTACTTCTTCAACGGCGACAGCACCACACCGGAGCAGTTCGACGGGCTGAAGAAGATGCTGACCGGCGCTCAGCTAATCACCGCAGGCGCGAACGGCGCGACGCTCACGCTCGCGATGCTCGACAGCCTGATCGCGGCCGTCATCGGCGGCCCCGACGTGATCTACGCGAACGACTTCATCATCTCGAAGATCAACGCGCTTGTGCTCGCCACGGGCGCGACACTCCCGGTCACGCGCGATCAGTACGGCAAGGTCGTGCGGATGTACGCGGGGATCCCGATCATCGACCCCGGTCTGGCGACCGACGGCACGACCCGGATCCTGCCGTTCTCGGAGACGATGGGCACCGACGTCTCGATCGACACGTCGCTCTACGCCGTCAAGTTCGGCGAGCAGGAGTTCATCTCCGGCCTGACGAACGGCGGGATCGACGTCTACGATCTCGGCGAACTGGAGACGAAGCCCGCCTACCGGACACGGATCGAGTCTTACATGGCGATCGCGAACTTCAACGGGAAGGCCGCGGCTCGCCTGCAGGGCGTCCGTCAGGCATAGCGTCGGCGTAAGCTGACGTCATGGCACGCGCGAGCGGACAGCGGTTCCCGCCCCCTGATGGGTGGTCGTCGAAGGGCGAACGCATCAGGGATCTCGACGGGAACCCTGTCGGGCTCGGGCTCATTCAAGGCGAAGGAGATCCGATCATGGCGACGAAGGACAAGGCCGACGACGTGGTCGCCCGCGGTGCAGATGTGCCGCTCGCGCTCGCGACGCAGGCGACGACACGGGACGCGCTCACCGATCCACGGGAAGGCGACATCATCCCGGACGTCGACACGAAGGGCTACCACGTCGGCACCGTCCGACAGCCCGCAGAGCCCGTCCTGACGCGGGCAGGCAACGTCGAGTTCGAGTCTCTCCCGGAAGCGGGCGAGAGCAAGTTCCCGAGCGACTACGCGGCCGAGCAGGCCGAGATGGACAAGCGGCTGTCGAGCGACCCGGCCTACGCCGGGACGGTCTACGTCCCGGTCCATGCCGACCCGGAAGCTGCGGAAGCGGCCTACAAGCAGCGGATCGCGGATCAGCCCGCGCCCCCCACGCGGTCGACCGGCTCCGGCGCAACGGAGAAGCTCGACGCCGACAGCGCGAAGGTCGCGCGG